CTGTTACAGACTGCTTCGCATAGGAAACGCTGACCTGTCTCTGGAAAATTTGCACCGTGTTGACGTCCTGGTCCCTAACATACGTCCAGGGGTTCGGTGCGGTGAGGGAAGCAGTTTCCGTGATAGCCGGTTGTGAGGCGGCTTCCAGGGCCCAGGGCTGAGCCAACGGAAACTGAAAATCGGAGACTGTTCGGATTGCATTACCCTGCAGTCCGCCGATCATGTTTAAGAAAGGGGTCTGATTGGCCCCAATGAGATACAACTCACCCGTATAGTTCGGGCAATTCCAAACGGTCGCGGCAGCATTTACATTTGCCATTTCATAATCCTCCTAATATTTATTGGTTGGATTATGCCGCTGCTCTTTGTCCCTGCGCCTCTTGTCGCGCCTTGAAAAGCTTATTCTTGATCGCAACCATAGCTTTAGCGTCGCCGGTCTTCTGAGCCTCGGCATACTGTTTTTCTAAAGCTTTGATGTCTTGGCCTTCGTCGTCATCCTTACCGCCGGAACCACCACCTGCGCCCGAACCTCCACCACTGGCCCTTATCAATTGATCCTTTCCAGGATATTGATCAAAGATGGCCACCATTGCCTCATCGAAATTGGCAATCTCCCCCGGGTTCTGCCTTGAGTAGACAGGGTCCCCATTGCTATGATAGGCGGCAAGGTTCAATGCACCTGTCGTCTTATCCTCTTCAACTTTGAAATGTTTGCCGAAGTAGGTCTCTGCAATTTCCGGGGGTAGGGTGGTCTTGGGGTTCGTACCGCTAAAAAAGGGTGATGTTGCAAACCGATTGGAAACCATAAGTGAACGTATCTGTATATCTTTGCGAGTAATAACTGTCGAGAGCTCTTCTTCCTTTAAACCGAAGCTCTTTCGCAGATTGGTTTCCTGTTCGTCGTACGCAGTCTTCATATCGGCTTTAAGTTTTTCAACTTTGTCCGCTTTAAGCCAGTCCTTCTCATTAAAGTTCTTAACAGTTTCCAAGGCCTCATCGGCGTCCGCCTTATACTTATCCAAATCCTCGATACCGTCAAAAAGCTTTACCTTTGCTTGAAGGCCCGTTGACTCTTCCCGTCGGGTCTTGTTCTCTTTTCCAAGAACGATGATCTTGTCATACATACCAACGGGGTCAAGGGTTACTTCTTTCCCATCCGGGTCGATGTAAATTGGCTTGCTGTCGTTGAGGACAACATGGCCGTCGTCATCCAGCTTCATCTTCCATTCATCTGGCATGGCATCCGCCTCCTGGGCCCATCCGGGCTGTTAATGGTTCTATGTTGGCCATCCGGCTATTTCCCTTAGTCAAAGTCTTTCCTCCTTTTAAATAAAATAAGTTATCACATACTCAAATTAAAAAAATCAAGCATTTTCTTTCATTCCTCTGTAACATCCTGAACTTCAATGCCTTCTTCCGGCACCCACTCCTCGGCCACCGGGGTCCAATGGTGACGGCAATTGTATCCGCCTCGGTGAGTCATGGCCGGTCCCGCCTTGCCTTGCCAGTTGAAGGTCCAGCCCTCAATCTCCTCTTGGCTGAATACCTGTCCGGCCCTTGTCTTGCAGAAATCGCGTGAGGTCTTTATTAAATCCCCCACATAAAGGAAGTCCTCAATACCTGCGTCTGCCGCCTTCGCCAAAGTGACCTGATTATGGAAATTCATAGTGACATCGAATGCGGCTTGATTCGCATGAACGGCCATAGGTACACCTCGGACGTCCGTATGGCCTGAGAAGATGCCTGTTATGGTATCAAGCAATTCGGAGAAGTTACCGCCAGACAAGGTCGCGGACATCATTGCATCCCTGACCCGGGCCTGAGCGGTATTGCTAAAGGTGGCAAACTGGTCCAATGCCTGGGCCTCCAAGGTTCTAATCAGTGCCAAATCAACATCCGTGAACTCCATTACCAAATCGAGGTCTCTGAAGTTACGACGTATTCTCCTTATAACCCCGCTGAAGCCTGCTACTGTCTCCCTCGCTGCATTCCCATACAAGTCGTCAAAGGTACTGGCAAGCCTCTTATGAATGCCCTGTACCTGCTTTAAATTGGCCTTCACTCCAATGAGTCGACCGCGGGAAGTGTCTATGTCACCGGCCATGACCTTGATCCTGTTTTCAAGCTTCGTAATAGATCGGCGAAACCTTGCCTGATTAACTCCCACCATGTCATCCAGTGCATCGGTGGTGCTGGCAGCAATCCGTCTAACAACGTTTCTTTTAACAGCATGAAGTTCGGCCGCAGAAGCTCCTTGTCGCCATCTATAAAAATCGTCAGGGCTGAAACCGGCATCAAGTATGGTAGCGAAGATGGTGTGTTGTACGTCGTCCGAATGGGTAAATATCCAATCCTTGAAAGCAGTCGCCGTTCTGGCTCTTTTGGCCTCAAGGAATATATCGTCTCTCAACGTCATGATATCACCTTATCACCTGTTATTCGGCTGGTCATTGCTTCCATGGGGCCTTGAAAGTGCTTTTAACGGCCGATCTGGCCTTGCCACGCGTAAAAGAACCGGGGGCCTTAGGGGAAGCCTTAATAGTCCGCTTTCGCGCGACAGGGACGTTCTTATAAGGCCCAGGCGTTCTCTTGTGGCCTGTGATATTACCTGTGGCCTTGTTAATGCGAACATAAAGGCCCGACTTCGGGTTTTTCACTTGTACGATGTTCCCCATCTTAATCCTCCTCTGTTACTCGCCGCCTAAGGGTTCTTCTGGTCACTGGCCCACCGCCGGCTTCCAGCTCTTCTTCTGAAAGGCCCGAATTCGGGTCAATAAGTGAAAGGGTATCCGAGGCCTCAATTTCTTCATCAATCTCTGCCCATTGGTTTTCTTCCAATCCAGGAAGCATAAGGCGAGCTACCATCTTTTGAAGGGTCTGAATAAACTTCTTGGATTTGACAATGGTAGATGAGGTCAAGGCATTCTCTAAGTCTGCGGCCAAGTTATCGATCTCATACGTCCTGGGCCTCTCAATATTGGTATCCTTCTCCAAGTCCTCTTGCTCTTGCCATCGCAACCAGAAATTAATTATCTGTCTTTCAGCCTTCTCCAGGTTGGTGGCCTTGGATACCAGTTTTGAATTGAGGAGCTGGAATTCGGTCCTCAATGCCACACCTGATTTAGCCACGGTTGAAACCTGAGTTGCGGCCATGCCTCCCACATTGGTTGAACGGTATATCTCTTCAACCTTACGTGCTATCCACATAAGGATAGCATCTACCGGCTCCTTGACCTGTGAATCCAACCAATCAGGCTTTGACTCGGGATGCTCAGGGTCAAATTCCAAAACGGCCGTCACTCCTGTCTCATCTACCGTCTGGCTGGTTGTGGCTTCCAGCAGTGGCTTGCGCATCATTGGGAAGGCCCCGTAATTTATGACCTCCTCGCCTTGTGACAGATTGCGCAGTATGGAAACATCAATGCGGGCCACGTCATGGATATCGCTCACCCCAATCGGTACGGTTTTAGACCGCTCATTATATAACCACACGAAAGGGATTTCACCCAACGGGTTTTGCCCCTGGGCAACGGGAACAGCCTCTATCTCTCCAACCGCCTTTGTACCATCATCCAGTATTGGCTCACGCCATACCTCCCATCGGTCCTGCCACCACAGCCTGTATTGGCCATCATCGTCCAACAGCTTTAAATAAGACAGGAAGGGCCTATTAAAATCGTCCCTTGCAAATGACCAATCAAGGATCGCCGTCGGAAAGTAGCTGGCCACATAAGGGTATATACCGGCCTCAAGCTCCTCAGCCCTGGTGTCGAAAGTGACGGAGGCCTTGTCTATCAGTATCCCCATATGACCTTGTATGGAAGCATAGCGTCCCTGATTATGCAGGAACCAATCAAAGTGATCTCCATACAGGTTACAATCTCTCATGAAATTCTGCCATGCCTCATCATCGGCCAGAATACCGAGAGACCGCTTGACTGGTTTCTTGAAAAGGTAAAAGTTAAAAAGGTCCACAATGCTTTTAGAATAACTGAAGCCATAAGCTTCCTGAAGACGTCGTCTCCAATTCTTTAAGCTCTCTCTTTCATTACGGACCAGAAATCCCAGACGAACGAGCTCCTTCGCGCCTTCATAGCTGGCCATCAGAAACCGCCATTCCGAGACATTGCGTTCGTACTCCGCGTGAAGTACCCTCAAGTCTGAAACATGCATGATATCACCTTGCCTCCCTTTCTTAGACTTTACCCTGTGATTTCAAGATAGCAAAGTGCATGGCGCGAGCCTGTTCGCGACCCTGTTTTGTATTGGGCCAACATTTAATTGCGGTTCCTGGTGGTTTATCGCGCTTACTACCTTTCTTTTGTGGGCTTCCATGAACAACACAAACCCGCCGTCCTCTTATCCGGACCGTCATTGGCTTATGCCGGAATAGGTCTTATAGGCAAAGCCTTGGGCACTACCTGATTGACATGATAGCCCCTATTCGCTTCGCTTCTGTATTGCTCGGTCGACCCTCTGGCCACAACTTTCTTCGGCATGGGGTTCGCTATACCTAATGGATAATTCTTCGTCAATAACTTTGCCATCGTCTTTTCCTCCTTTACATAATTAGTATCTTACATCTTCTTGCCATCGCTCACAGCATCCTCGTCGTCCGTCAGTTCTGCCCTGAACTCGCAATTAGGGTCAGCACACTCAAATGCTATAATGTTCCTTGGAGTT